ATCTTCACCAGACGCATTAAAAGTTGAACAAACACTTTTAACAATGCACCTACGCGAACAACGCACACCTGAACAATTTTTAAGTGCTATTTATGTAAGCAAGGGTTGGAACGAAATTGAACCTTCGCTTTTATCTTATCAAGCACAAATGGCTAAGGCTCGCAGTACTGGCAATACTCGTGCTGCTGGAGTACTTGGACAGCAATGGAAAGCATTTACCACAAAGTTTGGCGAAGCCAATCCAATCTGGTATGCTGACTACAATAACCCAACTAAGTCTACCAGCGCTTTAACTGCGCTTGCTCAACTTAAAGATCTTAACTCTAAAAATATGCTTGGAAACTCTAACGTAGTTCCTGGCATAAAAGATCTTCTCAATTCATACGAATCTTATCACTCACAACTTCTTGCAAATACTTATGCAAATAGCGGTAGAGTAACCCCATTATATAGTCAGATCAAAGCGCAATGGGTTGATTATCTAAACCAACTTGTGCTAGATCGTCCAGAATTAACAAATGTTGCTACTGGTGTATTTAAGAAAGTGGTATAAATGAGCCCGACTAAAACTGTTCAAAAAACAGTTCAAAAGACAATCCCTTTGCCACAGGTACCTTTAAAGACTCCAAGTAAAACACCTGTTGCACCACAAGTTACTGGCCAGTCTGGATTTGACCAGGCACAAGCTAATAATACACTTGGTGTAATGCAAGCACAATTACAACCTAAAAATACTACGGTTGTAGATACTCAACAGACTTCACGACCTGATGCAGTTGCTTCTCTCAATAGTGTCATGTCTTCCCTTTTTGGACGGCTTGCAACGACAGAAGAACAGGCTCGATATATTCCAGAACTTAATGCCTACCAGGCAGCACACCCAACTACTGGCAATCAACAGTTGGTATACGATGAAAAAACTGGTAAGCCTTTGCAAGGTACAAACACAATGACAAGTACCAGCACTAGCCCAGATGCTTATTTCCAAAGCATTCTGCAGGGCACTGCTGAGGCTGGTCAGCATAGAGTTATTAATGGTTATTTAGGCGCATTAATGCAACTTTCTAATTCAGCGAGAGAAGGCTAAATATGGCTAATAAACCAAAAGTTGATTATACTGGCCTTGACGCTTTTTTAGCAAATGCAGGTTACAAAGCACCAGTAAAAGAACAAAGTAAACCACGCTCAAATACAAATCCAAACAATCAAGCAGCAAATGAAACCCTTGCCAAAGCAAGACAAGATGCTACTGATGCAGCGGCTCGTTTGCAAATTTCTGTTGGTCAGTACAAAATGGGCGCTCTTACCAAAGAAGAATTAAACAAAGAATTTTCTGATTATAGCAGACTGCAAGATACCCTGTACACAATGGATGCTCCAACCGCTCAAAGCATTCAACAACAGTATTTTCCAAATCCTGCTACTACTCAAGCAAATACTCAACAAACTCCACCACCCGCAACAGGCCCAGATGCAAATGGTAATGTTGGCGGCGTAGCACCAACTATAGTTACAGATGCTAAAGGCAATCCAGTTAAGAATCCAGATGGATCTTATAAGACTGCTGTAGGTGCAACTGAGGCTGGTACTGGTGGTAATATTCTTAAAGGTCCTACCGCTGCTGCTGGTGAATCTACTGCTGGTTCAAAAGGTGGCAAGGCTGGAAATGTCGACAATTCAGGTTTAGCATTTATCCCAACAAAGGGAATGAAACCTAGCGATGTAATGGGACCACTTTCAGAAACCCAAATAGCATCACAATATGGAGCCATGGGCTCCTATGCTTTAACCATACCCTGGATGAGATCTCTTATGCTTGAGGGTGCAAACATAGGCTGGGACGCGAACATGTTTGCATCTAAGGTTCAAAATTATACAATTACTGATCCAATCACAGGTAATGTTATTAAACCATGGGATCAGATTAATGGTAACCTTCGTAATTCTACATTAGCCTATTTCCAAAATGCTCAGCAATGGGCAATGGATTACAATGCAGCATTAAAAAATATGCGCGCTAGCGCTATTCGTCAAGGTGAAGATCCATCAGTTTTTGGTAACCCAATTGATGTAAATGATTCTAAAAACATTGATGCTGCTTTTAAAGATACAGCAAGCGCAGCCTCTGTATACTTTAATCATAATTATGGCAAAGAATTAACTGGTGCGCTTTTAGACCAATACGTTTCTAATCACACAACTTTTGCTAAAACTGACGGTGGCGTGTATGGTGGTACGCTTGGTACTAATGCTAATAGTTTAAGGCAATATGCTGGAGATATGGGCGTTGCCGCAATGTACTTACCACAGTCTACAAAGAATGGTCCAAATACTGGCGATTATTTTGCTAATGCTGCAAAGGCTATTCAAGACGGAACCACAACATACGAAGAACAACAGAATTATATTAAAGCACAAGCATCAGCAATATATAAACCATATGCTGCACGCATAGCAGAAGGAATGTCAATTCGTTCTTTGGCTTCACCATACCTTAATGCCGCACAAAATACCATGGAAGTCGGAGCAGATCAAATCGACTTAGGCGCGTCTACTGGACTTGGATCTTTGGTGACTAAAGCAATGCAAGGTGATGGTAATTCTTCCGTCCCATTAGATCAGTACATAACTCAATTAAAGCAACAACCAGACTGGCTTAACACTTCCAATGCTCGTAATAGTTTAATGGATACAGCAACTAGCATGCTTCGTAACTTTGGAATGGCGGTTGGTTAATAATGGCAAGATACAATGAACAAACAGTTGAATTGGATTACTCACCTTTAATAGATACTGGTTTAATAGATACTGGATATAGTGCTGCAGATAATGCAGTTAATGATGCTGCGGCTCTTGCTGACACAAAATTAGCAGACATAAATGCCGCCGATCAAAAAGCATCAGATCAAAAAGCAATAGATGATGCTAACGCAAAAGCAGCAGCAGATGCTGCAGCAAAAGCAAAAGCCGCGGCAGATGCAAAAGCCGCGACAGATGCTGCTAATAAAAAAATTAGCGATATGAATGCTTTAGCATTGCTAAAATCTGTTCTTAGTGGCTATGGTATTGATCCAACTGGTGCTATTAGTAATGCCATCCTTGGTCTACAACAAGCCAACTATGATGCTCCAACTATTCAAGCACTAATGGAAGATCCAAATTCTGCTAACTCTACTATTCCTGGCGTAGCCGCTTTGGGTGCTGCTTGGAATACACGATTTGCTGGTAACGTTGGAAGACGCGCAGCAGGGCTTAACCCACTTACTCCAGCAGAATATATTGCTACCGAAAATGGTTATGCTCAAGTACTTAATGCAGCAGGTGTTCCTGCTGGATTTTATGATACTCCAGGCGCCAAAGCCAAACTTATTAGCGGAGACATTTCTGTAACAGAACTTCAATCTAGAGTTGATACAGCAGCAAAGTCAATATCTAATCAAGACCCATTTTATTCTAATACACTTCAAAGTTACTATGGCCTAACCCCTGGACAAATGATTGCTCATGCTCTTGATCCAGCAACAGCCCTTCCATTACTACAACGTCAGCAATCTGCTTCCACCTTTGGTGCAGCCGCTAGTCGTCAAAATCTTGGAGTAGACGTTAATACTGCTCAACAGTATGCAGCGCTAGGTGTTACTCAAAGTCAAGCCGAACAAGGCTTCCAGAATATATCTCAGAATTTACCAGCAGAACAACAACTAGCATCTATCTATGGTGGGGCTAATACACAGTTTGGTTCTGCTAGTCAACAACTTGGTAACTTAACTGCAGCCACATTTGGTGGTCCAGACTCTGGAGAAGCAGCAGCTAAGTTAAAGAAACTTAGTCAGCAAGAAATCAATGCGTTCTCAGGATCCGCGGGTGTAGATAAAAACTCACTCTTCGGCGGAACTGCTGGAACCTACTAACCAATAAGCCTGCCTAGCCTACCAGCGCTAGTGCTATGTATCCAAAGACTGGTAGCAGAAGCCGTTAACTTACTCCCCTGTTTGTTAATGAGGTCTGCGTTCATCTACAGAAAAGGGAGTGCCGAAATGGCGAACCAATACGAATATGACGAAGACATCGAAGATGATAACTCACAGAATCAGAGCGATGCTCAGATTCCTGCGGGACTTCGGAAGGCTTTAAAACGCCTTGAGAAAGAAAATCTAGAATTGAAAGAGCAGCAAGCGCAAGCGCTCAATCAACTCCGCGATCGAAGCGTCAAAGACGTGCTGGACTCAAAGGGTGTACCTAGCAAGATTGCTAAGTTTATTCCCAGCGATGTTGCAACACCTGAACAGGTTGATGCGTGGCTAACTGAAAATGCCGATATATTCGGATTCCAGTCCACACCTGAACCTGACGCGATAGACCCTCAAAGACAAGAGGCTGCCAATAAGTTCCAGCGCATTAATAATGCGACTGAGACTGCAATTCCAGCATCTAATGTTGCTGACCTCGAAGCACAACTAAATAACCCTAATTTAACTAAGGCAGATTTAGATGCTATTACGGGAGTCAACAATAACTTTGGGAATAGACGTCGCTTCTAAATCCCATTAAACACTAACCCTATAGAAAGGGGTGGCCGCTATGACTCAATATTACAACAGCACGTCATCATCTGTTGGTACATCAATTGTACAAACAGCCTATGACCGCTATATTGAATTAGCACTTCGTGCTGTGCCTATGGTCCGCGATCTCGCAGACAAGAAGCCAGTACAGCAAGCAATGCCAGGATCAAGTATTGTATTCAATATTTACTCCGACATGGCAGCAGTTACTTCTGCATTGTCAGAAACAACTGATCCAGATGCAGTAGCACTTGGAAGCACAACACCAATTACAGTAACACTCAACGAATACGGTAACGCTTCACTCGTTACTCGTAAACTCGAGTTGTTCTCATTCTCAGACATTGATCCAGCGTTAACAGATATCATTGCATTCAACATGCTTGATTCTCTAGACTCCGTTGCTCTTGCTGAACTCGTCGGTGGCCCTAATGCTGTCGCTGAAGTTGCAGGAAACCTTGTCTCTACTTATGACGGTTCTTACACTGCTGGTACCACACAAGGTACAATCCGTGCAACCGACGTAATCAAGTCTCGTGATATCCGTTACGCAGTCGCCAAGTTGCGCGCTAACAAGGTAGTCCCTCGCCAAGGCGAATACTACTATGTTGGTATGCACCCTGAAGTTTCACACGATCTTCGTGCTGAGACTGGCTCAGGCGGATGGCGTGATGATCACAAGTACTCTGAAACAGGTTCTGCTGAATTCTGGCCAGGTACTATCGGAACTTACGAAGGCGCGATGTTCGTCGAGTCTCCACGTATGTTCAACGCTGCTGACGGTGCTACTGGCACTGGCGGTACTTATGCTAACACTTCATACACAGGTACATTTGGAACCACATCATTCGTATATGGTACAACAGGTACTCGCGTATTCCGTACAATCGTAGCAGGTAAGCAAGCCCTCGCTGAGGCCGTTGCTGAAGAGCCACATGTTGTCTTCGGACCAGTTGTTGACAAGTTGCTTCGTTTCCGTCCAATCGGTTGGTACGGTGTGCTTGGATTCAAGCGTTACCGTGATGCCGCATTGATTCGTCTCGAATCATCTTCATCAATTCACACTTCCTAATTAGGAATTGAGTAGCCCCCTCTTCGGAGGGGGTTTACTTTAAAAGAGAGGAAATCGCATGACATATGTTTTAGAACCGCCTACGGTTAGAGAAACACCTGCTGGCTTTGGTCCTCTTTTTTGGCGCTATGGTTATCCACGCGGAGATACTCTGCTAATGACCAATGGCGTAGTATCACGCTCACGTACTTATTCTGTACAAGAAGTTGCAGATGCAGATTTTGCCTACATTGGTGGGCATATATATCCGCTATCACCAACTGAATATACACAGTTGATGGCAGCGGGGTATGGGCCGTACATCACTCAAGTTCCTTAGGAGAGAACTATGGATGAAGAAACGCCAGAAGAGTTAATTCGCAAGCAAGTCATTTTGATGGAAATGGGCTTACTAGATGAAAAGAACGCACCAGAATAGAATTAAAATTGCAACCTACGCTATCGCTAAAAACGAAAGTAAGCATGTTGCTAGGTGGCTTGAGGCCACCAAAGAATCCGACTATCGGATAGTATTAGATACAGGTTCAACCGATAACACGGTAGAACTCTTAAAGGCGGGTCAGAACGTCATTGTTGGTGAGACCATAGTCTCCCCTTGGCGCTTTGATACGGCTCGCAATCAGGCTTTAGATTTAGTCCCTGAAGATGCAGATGTATGCCTTGTCCTAGACATGGATGAAGTCCCAGAAAAGAACTTTTACCGCAAGGTACAGAAACAATGGGTTCGTGGAGCAGACCGTGGCTGGATTAGCATCGATACTGGCTTCAGGTGGC